ATATCTTTGAACTTCTCTATTTAAAACATCGAAAGGATATACTCTTCCATTACGATTTTTGATTTCGGATTGAAGAAAAATTCCTTCGATGTAAAGGTGTTTCTTTCCGTTCGCTTCTTCTACAAGAACATTAATCTCTTCGATGTTTTCTGTGATTAGTTTCATTGCTCTACTTCTAGTGGTTCTACTGGTTCATTGAAATAAGTAGAAGCAACAACTTGTTTATAGTTGGTGATTGCTTCCGCTGCCGCTCTTTGCATTAAATCATTGATCATGTCAAGAGCATCCGACTTCTTATTGTCGGCAATATTATTGATAATGTCCAAGCTATTCATATAAATAACGAGTTAATTTGTAATATTATTTAGTAGAACCTTTATTTGGAGCAGGTTTAGGAGCTAACTTTGCTTTTTCTTTTTCCGCTTCTAGTGCCCTTTGAGCATCTACTTCTGCCTGAGCATCTTGAATTTCTGGAGCAAAAGCATCATTTTGTCTTGCCATTGTGTCAAGAGCCATTGAATCGGAAGGATTAATAGCAACACCACTATTAATATCTTTCTTCATTTGACGATCAAGTTCTTTGTATTCTTTTTCTGTCTGCATTAATATTTGACGACGTAGATATTCTGTGGAAAAATACTTTCCGACAAAAGGATCCATTTGAGTAATGAGAGCCATACGTTCTTTCATTAACTCAACTTGCTTTAGCTCGTTGAAATGATTGTCAAACAGGAAGTCATACTGGATATGCTCTTCCATATCTTCCCAATCTTCTGGGGTAATAATGCCCTTAAGAATTAATTGGGTCTTAAGAATATCGTGAAAAAGTTCTGAGAAACGCTTACGAAGACGACCAATAAATTTAGCAAACTTAAGTTCGTCTCTAAGAATTTCTGTAGTCTTGCCAAGATTAAATGCCTTGTTATCGTCTGTCAAACGAGATGGTGGCAGGTTAAGCGAGTTGTATAATTTCTTTTTGAAATACTCAACGTCCTTAAGTTCGCCAAGATTTTGACCACCAGGAAGGGTAGAGATCTCTGTTCCTCTACCACCTTCACGACGAGGTAGCCAAAAATCTTCAAGCATACTCATATGCTTTTTGTCATCACGAATTTCTCCCGTAGCAGAATCGTAAACAAGTTTGTTACGATAGCGAGTCATAACATCACGAAGATACTGCTCAGCTTTTACTTTGGGGAGATTGCCCACATCAATGTAGAAAATTCTACGTTCTGGAGCACGAGACAATCTGTAAATAACAAGAGAGTCCTCAATCATTCTTAGCTGGTTGAGTGACTTGATTGCTTTGTGTAAGAAACTAATTGTAATCTTTTTGTTTGTATCTTTGAGACCAGAATCACAAGTAGCAATAGAGTCTGCTGAGATTTTTAATCCTTGGCTATTTGTGTAATCCATTACCCCAGAAGTTTGAGGAACTCCTGCTACACCGAAACCTCTAGGATTGTAAATGTAATATTCGATAAAATCTCCCCAATCAAATTCTAAAGCAGAACCTCTTTCTTTAATCTGCTTATCAGTATCTTTATTAAGCTTCTGTCTAATTTTTCTGAGCTTAAGGGGATCAATATATCTTAATTCTAAAATACCTTTCTTTGGGTTGTCTAAGTCAACCACTTTATGGTAAAATAATCTACCGTCAATATACCAATTACGTATAATTTGATGACAATGCTTGTCGAATTTTAGCATTCTCAAAATAGTAGCAAACTCTTGTCTAATTCTATTCTTGATATTTTGACCAATATCTAGATTAGATAGTTCAATTTCTACTGGAGTATCGTCAGCATCAGAAACAACAAACTCATTCACGATTTCATCAATAGCACTATCACACTCAGGGTGAAGCGCCATACTACGATATCGTTGAATGAGTTCGTATTCATTTCTAGTTACCCCTTCAACATCAACATACGTGCCAAAATAGCCACCTGCTACAGTGGCTACGGCGTCATCTTGGTTAGGAGAGATTGGGGACTGACCTTTCAATCCCTCCTTTTTGTTGATTTTGAAACCAAATAACTGACTCATATTAAATTAATTTAATTCGATACTCTATTTATTAGAGTACGACTTGCTTATCTACGCCAGCAATACCAGTAGCAGCTCCACTAGTTAGAGCGGTTTCTGTAGGAGTACCTACAGTCCAGTAAGAATACTGGAACTCAACTGAAAACTCTTCAATTTGATCATTGCTGTCATAAGCAAGATCAATCTGAGATACGCTAGTTGGGAAAGCGTGCATTAGGTTGTATTCTCTTAGAATAGTTCCTTTCTCACTGCTGTTCTTCTCAAGCTGCTTGACTCTTACTTCAGCCATGTAACCATCGGTTTGTGATGGCTTGAAGAGAGGAGCATTGTTGCCATTGTGAGTATTGATGGCTTCTAACCACTGCTCAAAGTATGCTCTAATCTTCATGTCCTTGTCATTGAAGAATGTAGCAGTCCATGTATCAAAGGTTCTATCGCCAGCAATCTTTACCGTTCTACCACGGAAAGGAACTTCGATAACACCAACGTTTGAAGCTGGGAGAGCAGCCGACTTACATAGAAGATCGACTAGATTTTTGTCATCTCCACTTGCTGATTGATTTGAACCTAGATTTGTTGGCCATAGAATGTCTATGGCAAACATATTTGGCTTTACGCCTTGACCGATTTCGGTTAAAAATTTAGAAATTTTAACTTCCATTTTTGTTTACCTCGTTGTTTTGTTTGTGACTAATCAGCGACCAACTACTTCAGCAAACGAAACACCAGTCTTAGTAGCCGTTAAGGTTACGGTGATGTAGTTGATAGAACGGGTTGGCTTGATATAAATCTCAGCAACAAACTCGTTACGATCAATAACATCTGGTGTATTGTTTGTATCATCACAAACAACAAGGAAGTCGGTTACACCTCTTCTTGCCTGAACTTCACCCATATAGGAATTTAAAGCACCAGCGAATGAAGCTCTAGTCGTAGCATCATTCTGTTCAAATAGAACTTGCTTAGCAAGACCCTCAGCTCTCTTACGAACATTGAGGAATAAACGACGAACGTTAATTCTGTCAAATGCTGAAGGAGAAGCAAGAGCAGTCTTGTCACCAAATAGAGTTACTCCAGAACCAGGGAAAGAAACAATTGGATTGATTCTGTTCTGATAGAGTTCGTCTCTATCTGCTTTGTTTGGATTGTAAGCTAGCTTAACAGCGTTTCTTAGTGAACCTCTGTTAACACCAGCAGGAGAATACCAGTCATCTAGAGTTGCTGATGTAGCAACACATAGACCAGCGATATCACCATTACATGGAATATAACGATACTTATCGTTAAAGCGATCATAGAAATACTTATAACCGCTATCAAACACAGCATATGATGTTGAAGTTAAACCATTAAAGAAGTTAATGGTATTAACTTTTTGTTGAGCAGTTGTTAATGCTCCCCCAGTTCCTACTTGATTTCCTTTATGTGGAGAAACAAAAGCAATACAATCTTGTCTGTTAGCAGCAATAGAAATTACTTTAGCTGCTTTAGCTTTTGTATCAGCTTCTACATCCATTGAACCGCCCATTAAAACAAAATCAATTACTGATTCTTCTGTTTCGTTAAAGAAGTCATAAGCTTCTCCAATTTCACCAGAAGTGTATGAGTAATCATCAACACCACCTGATAAAGATACAGTTTCTGCTCCAGCTAAAGCAAATAAATCACCTGAAGTTAGTTCTGTCGAATCTTGTGCCCAAGTTTCTCCAGTTCCAGCAGTAGAAGGATTGATTGATCCAACTAAAGTAACACCAGTATAGATTAAAGTTGATTGCTCGTTGATTACATTTTTGTAGAAAGTATTAGCTCCTTCAGTATTTTTGCCATCAGCAAGCTTGGAAAGATATGTAAATCTTTCTAGTACAGTATTTGGAGATCCCGAAATATCGCCAGTTGTGTCAATTACGGCAATATGTAACTCATCATACTTTAGTCCTCTTGATTCAGCATATTCTGAAGTTCCTGGGCGAGGACCGATAGCTGAAAGAGTGATTCCAGTAGAACCAATGGTTGTGTTGGTGTACCAATCAGCAACAGCAGTAACAGCTACATCTGTAGCGCCATCTTCTAAAGTATTTGAAGTAGTAATTAAAACTGTTGGGTCATCTAAAACAACGGTTAGTTTTTTGTCTGTTCCGTCCCAAGCAACGACTTCAGCAGTCTTTGTGCCAGCACCAACGTTGAAAGTTACTGTAGCTCCAACAGTAGGAACTGTGTCAGGAACAGCAGCGAGTGTGATAATTTGATCAGCTCCTCTATCAACATAAGCAACAGTTACCGAATTACCCCAAGTTCCAGCTGTACGAGCAACGAAATCTTGTGAAGAACCAGTTCCTGCTTGCCAATCAAAATCGTTACTGATTAGAACGCCAGCACTAGAACCAGCATTTAGAACACCTGTATTAGCACGAACAACCGCTAATCTTCCTCCATAATTTAAAAATTCTGAAGCTACAAACCAGTCTTCGGCATTAGCATCTGCTGGCTTACCAAAAACATTCACTAACTCCTTTTGTGAATTAATAGTAACAATTTGTCCAATAGGACCTTTTCTGAAAGTTGAAGCAAAAGCGCCTACAATTTGTTGAGCGCCAACAACTACAGCATTAGATAGATCACGTTCCTTAATTACGATTCCAGGCGAGACTTGACTTGCCATTTTATTCTCCTCTCGGTTGTATCCAGTTAAATCTAAAATTATTTATAGAAATCAATAGTTCCACATATACGAAACATCTTCCTGAGTGTCGCCATACCACACACTACCATCTTCCACAAAACCTTCATCTCCTTCAAGACCTGTTGTAATAAATCCAAAAGGTGCCATGTCTTGTTCAATTTGATTTTTCTGCTCTTCGTAGATTCTTTTACGAACATCATTGTCCGTCATTTCTTTAAAATAATCTTGAACAGCAAGCCAGGCAAAAATAACCAGACACATTACAAGGTCATCATGGAATCCATCATCTGCTTCAAAGGATTGCTTTTTCTGAATAAATGTGGTAAGCTCAGAGATGATCTCATAATCCCTGAATAGTAATTTGTCATCTTCAATCATCTGCTTTAAGTTTTGACATCCAACTTTTTTAACAGTGATTGACATTTTTATTCCAAGTTGGGTTTTGTTTCCAGAGAAACCTTGTCCAACAATCTGACCTGCTCTACCTCTCATAGAACACATTAATACGTTCGGATACTCTAGATCGTAGTTAAGAATAGATGCTACCTGATCCCCAACGTCATTAACCTCACATAAAACATAAGCATTATTGTATGCTCTGGCAACGTCATTAATAACGTTAGGAAAAAGCATAGGTTTAATTTCGTTGTTCCTGTACTTAGCTACAATTTTGTATGGAACTGTTGTGATATCAAAGACAATGAATGCTGAATAGTCACCACCGATTCCTCGGCTAACGTCAGCGGTAATAATGTATTCGTTCTTTTCGTTTGGTTTTTCGTATACGTCAAGTCCTTTGTTTGAACTGATTGGTGTATCAAACACAAGGGATCTAAGCTTAGATGCCGAAATAAGAGTGTCAACCGAACCAAGGAATTCACATTCAAACTCCTGAGTAAACTGACGTTCG